TCGAGCTTACCGAATGCATTCTTCCCGTCTAAGAGCAGAAGCTCGTCACCATACGTCGCGACCTGTTCGCACTTGGTAAACTCCGTCCCCTCACCAAGCGAAGAGTTGTACTTCACGAGCGACGGATTATTCGAGTTCACCTCTGGCGTCAGTCCATGTCGACGACGCAGCTCGCCCGTCTTTTCGAACCTGGCGTTTTGGATGTCCGCCATGTCGGGCACATTGAGCGTTCGGTCGGAGGCTTTCTGGTTAAGCCCCTTCTCGAACTTCAGGCTGAGCGTCTGTTTCGTCAGTGGCATCAGAAGACCCACACATCTGCCGTGACAGCGCCGCCAGCCTTGAGGTTGATGAATATTAAATCCGACACAGAACTCTCGTAGATGACCTGTGCTGCATTTTGAGTGAGCACGATAAAGCCTTCCGGTTTTTGTCTCAGCCCGTGCTGGACTCGTAGTTCAGTCGTTGAAAGCTCTAGCCCACTAAATTTTCTACCAGATAGGAACGGCACTTCGTGCAGGGGGCCGAGAATAATTTCGAGTTCCCGAAGAGTCTGCGCTACGGAGTCCATACCGAGGTGCGTGTTGGTGAAGCGCCGCATGAGGTCTCCTAGCGGAAGAATACATCGTGATAGAACTCGGTACCGTTGCCGACATCGACGATGGATTTGGTCTCGCCAGCATCTCGACGACGCGCTGCCTGCTCGATGCGCAGTTTGAGCCGCTCGAGATTGGACACTTCGAACGCTATGTCGCTCTCTTCTTTGGCTTTGGTCTGGATGACCGCGAACGTAACAGCGTAGTCCTCGTAGCCTGGCGTGATACCACCGACAACATCCTCAACATCAGTGAACTGCGGGGCTGTCGGCACGTACCAGATCTTCACCGTTCCTGCCGGGGGTGAGTCATCGGGGATGACTTTGAACTCATCTCCAACGAGTTGGTACATCATCGAATTCAGGCCGGACGCCACCAGGAGCGGAGACTGGTAGGTGTTGCGGTGCTGGAACTCGTACGGGCGAACCCTCGTCGCATAGCTCGTGCCGCTGGCTGTGAAGTCCACGCCAATGAGCTTGTAGAAGTCACCAGGGAGTGTGAAAGCAGTCGTGCTTGGGGTCGTGTATTCCTCGGTCGAGACTGAGTAGTGCTGGAAGGACGTCACAATGATGTCCCACAACTCACTCAGGCCACGATTGAGGTAGTCCGTGAGCTCGTCGTCGGTGACGAACTCAGAGTTCTCTTGGTCAGCACGTCGACGAACGCGAGTGATCAAATCAGATTTCTCGAAACTCGCCATCGTGCCTCCCGAAAGATTGGGCCGGAGAGCTGCGCCGCCCTCCGACCCTCGTTAGGCATCCAAGCCGCCGCCAGCTCGATGGATGTCCAACAAATCAATCAATGCGCTCCCGAACGCTCGGTAGTCGTCGCCTTTAGCAGCATCGTAAGCACGACGCATGGCGCTATCGAGAGCAAAGTTTTGGTTGCTCTGAGCGGGCGCTTCCTCACTCGGCTCATCCTTTTTCAAGGATTGCAGAATGAGGACCGCTTCGCTCGCGGGGTCAGACTTCATTAGCTGAAGTCGATCCGGCTCTGGTTGCCAGGGTTACGACAGATCACATTTGAGTAGGCACCCAACCGCACTTCCATTGAATCTCGGTTAGAAATTCTCAAGCTGCCATTCCCATCTAGGTCAAGGATCTGCGGGCACATCCCGAGAGACGCCAATTCCCAATCTGAGAGCTTCAGCATATAGGCGGTATTGGCTGGGCAGTCCGCGTCTGGCACGACGGTGATTGGTCCAGTAGGCATGTGAATCACGATGCCAGTGAAGCCAAGCTCAAGCGTCTTGCCATACCCGATGTCAACCTTTAAGCCTTTGTTCGTCGGTAACGTCATAGTGCCCGTACCTGTACCACCACCAGAAGAAGACTCCTTCATCAGTCCCGTGTAGGTAGTGTAATCACAGAAGATATGATCCGGCTTTGCACCTTCACGTCCGAGACGCTCATTAGCGCTAACGAATGAGTGAAAGACATCGGTGGTTACACCTGTGAAGCGATGTCCCGCAAGGCGCGTGACGTCAGTGCTTCGATCCACACCGAAGAACGAATCCCCAGATGTTGGAGCAGTCGCAGGCAACCAAGCGTCAACGCCGCTCATTCGTCTGTGACTTGCCGCTGCTGCTGCGGAATCGCCTTGTGCAAACAAACGACCGATGCCGCCACCGCAAACACTGTTGTCAGTGTCGAAGACAGGCGTGGTCGCAGTGAACTTTCCATTCTCACGGTCAACCGCTGTAACTGTCAACGTGGCCCCCGACTGTGTCGGTGTTCCAACGTCAGCACCAAGGATGCATTCCAACACCATGCCGACTTCAAAGTTAACGATGTCACTTGCCTGTGAGAGCTCGATAACCGTGGTACCAGAGCCCGGAGTCGAGACCTGAATGACACCGATTTTACCAGTGCCATCACCGTAGACGGAACGTGAAAGAGAACGCCGAAGCGCATAACGCGCACCGCTAATCTCAACGTCGAGATAAGAAGCAAACGCGCCAGCGTCACCTCTCGAGGCAAGAATGGCCTCGCTGTCTAATGTGGCGAAGGCATAGTCCCTAACTCTGTGGACCAAAAATTTCGTCATCTCAAAAGAGGACGTGTTGTCCTGCGCTCGGCCAAAGTCTTGGCTGCGCCGAGAGTTCGGAGCGTATTGGCAAAGCACTGGGTAGTACGAACCCGTGAAGTTTTCGAACTTGGGCATCCGAGTGAAGAGCCCGTCGTGCTCGTAGAGTGCTGTGAGCCAACTGGCTCTGTCGTAGAGTTCTTTGAGACCGTTCTGAACGGTCGACATATCGAGGGTGACACCTGTTCCGGTGGCACTGGACAGGGCTGTTCCGCCAACTGTCGCTAAACCTAACTGAGAGGTAGGCATTTAAATCTCCTGCGATTTAAGCCCAACGAATATGTTCTGCGAACTTCGCTAGGCGTTCTGACTTCGTGAGAGGACGCTCCGGTTCCGCTGGTGTAGCGACCGGGGTGTTCTCCAGTGTCTTTGTCGTGCGAGGTTGTTGCTCGCTAACCGCAGGGCTTGGTGCCGATTCTTTCTGCATAGGTTCGGATGAACCACCGGACAATTCTTTCAGCAAGCGGGTGTCCTTGTACCGCTCAAGCTCTTTCGTGTAGTAGTCCTCCACGATCTGAGCTGCTGCCTCGAATCCCATGTCCTTACCGCTCGCGTTGTACTCCTGCTGGAGCACTTGATAAACGGTCTCATAGGCATTCGACGCTTTGACGAGTTCATACTTCTCGCCACGCTCACCATTATCCACCCATTCTTTGATTTGGTCAACGTAACTTGTCCTAAGGGTTTGCAGTCGTTGGTCTTCCGCCTCTTTCTCTTTCGCAGCTTGGGACTGGCGTAGATCTTCGATCTGTTTGGCCTGCGCGTCGAGCTGCTTGCGTAGCACCTCCGACTCGGGTGTCTCGCCACCATTGAGCTCGCGTGTCAGAAGCTCCTTCACGGAGATCCCGTTCGCTTCGAGGAACTGCTCAGGGTTATCCTTCGCAAGAGCCACGGTCTTCTCATACTCGGCCATCCGCTCAGACATTTGCGCCATCTGCTGCTCTTTGACCGTGACTTCCTTCTGCCGGAGGTGCAGTTCGCGCTCCTGACGAGAGAGGGCAGCAAACTGAGACGAGAAGTCGGCAGCATCGGACGTTGGGGTATCCGATGCTGCCTGTGGTTCCTCGCCAGAACTTGGGGATTGCTGGCTCGCTTGCTCGATATTCTCTGACATTGATATTCCTTATTGGACTGGCGGCGGCATGGCGGCCACGTCCTGCATTGGGTCCATTGGTGGCAAACCACCACTTGCGGCGGATGGTGCCGACTGTTGCATTGGCATTTCGCCAGGTGCTCCACCCATCGGTTGCATAGCTTCGGCTAAGAGGGCAGTAGCGTTCTCGAGATAACGTCGGAGGAGATCCAGTCTGTCCTCGGGCGCACCCTGGGTCTTCGCTCGAAGGTACGCGCTGTTCACGAGCTTCGTAGCGAGTTGCAGGTTCTGGAATGGCTCTGGCGGGATGAACTTACCGTGCTCCAGCATCTGACTGATGATGTGCATGACATCGTGATAGTCCGACGTCAGCAGATGCGTGAGAGCCTCAGTGTCCGGGTAGTCCAGAAGCAGCATTGCCTGGGCCGGATCAATCAGTCCAGCTTGGGCGAGCTCGGTCACGCCCTGGAGCTTCGATGCCGGTGAATCGCTGAAGAGATTCGTCGGCCACTTGCGGATGATGTAGTCTTCTCGGTCGAGCTTGATGTCGCTCCACTTGATGCGCTGGAGGTCTTTGTCACCGACCGACATCACATCTAGATCTACTCCGTCTTCAGCAGCGGTGCGGACCAGCTCAAGCATGTGGTCAGCGACTTCGAGGAACATCGACTCGTAGGCTCGTTGAATTGCGGCGTAGCGCGTCGATGCCTGCGTTGCGTATTCTCGGAGTGCCACGCCAGATTCAAGGCCCACTGGCTTCTTAGCTTGGCTCTCCAGCGATGAGATACCCGCTATCTCGTACGCTCTGGCGAAAATGCGGTCCAGGTGCTGCAGTACTTCGGGTGCAGTCGTTTGTGGGACAAAGAACTGGGGAGGCGTCCCCGTGTACTCGCAGATGCCCCATGTCTCATTGGAGATAGTACCACTTGATATTTGACTACCGCTCTCGAGGAAAATTTTCGGGGTGGCGAGTCGCATATTGAGGCTGATTGAACGGCAGAGAAAATTCAGCTCTACCTGGATCCCAGTCAGTTGGGAGCAGAGTCCTTCTGCGAAGAAACCCAGCATCCGTGGGGTCCACCGGAGGAAAACAAAGGGTGGCCGTGAGCGTGTGTACGGTTCCACGAGCAGATCGACGCCATCAACGAGAATGCAGTGGCGTCCATCGTCGGCACCCTCACTACTCGGCAGGTACCAGGCTTCCCAGCACTCCACCATCTTTGAAACTCCAGGGTCTCCATTGTCGACTCGCTCGGCATTTTCGATCTCCTTGGCCTTTTTGGGGAACATGGACTTGAGCATCTCAACCGGAATGTACTTGCGCTGAAAGTACTGCCTAGGATCCCCGTTAATCGCTTCAGCATCGTCGATGATGACCTCATTGGGGAACACTCTCTCGGCGAATATTTTGCCGTCACGTTCAAACACCTTCATGATGCCCATCCCGAGCACCGCAGCGTCGCGGAAGATGAGGGGGGCAACTCTATAGAGGTTAGACATATGAAAAAGCCCAGAGCAGAACTTCGTTAAGCGCTTGGCCTTTTGCTGACTGGTAAAATCACCCCCCTCGGTTAGAAACTGCACCTTGGTCTGCTGAGCAGTGACCTTGGCAACAATCGTATCGACCATGGCTTGGCAGATGTTCATCTGCACCCGGTGGTGGCGTTTGAAGCTCTGAGGTTTGCTGTAGCCGCTGAGAGAGAGGTCGCGGGTGTAGACGTTGCCGTAGAGCCGCATGTTGAGCAGGTGGTCGGTCTCTCGCGCTACATGCTGCTCACGAAGCGCATCGAGCGTCGCCATGACGCGAGCGTAATAGTTCTTTTTGGATTGCCACCAGTAGAGATTGTCGTAGATGCGCTCGCCCATTTTTTACCCCGCCGACCAGAGAAGCAGGTCTTCCGCTTCCTCTTGCTGTTGTTTTCGGTTCTTTGGCGGCGGAATCGACGTTTGAGTTGGTACTGGACCAAAGCGCAGCTCAACGGTGTCATCGCAATAGTATCCGACGTTGTTAGCCTTTAATAGGTCGATCAGGCTTTGAAGCCTTCTCAGTTGAAGCTCCACGTCGTCTCCACCCAGCTCTTGCCGTTCTTGTCCTGAATCTTGTTGCTCGCTCGATCCCAGTAGTTGTCCATCTCCCATTCGAAATATTCCTTTGTCCCTGGCTGCGGGGTCGTTACACGCTCGCGCCAAGCGTAGTGTCGGGCTTCCCTAAAGGCATAGAGCGTCGCATCGCTGATGTGGTTGGGAAACGCTGCCATCTCTTTTTTGAAGTCGGGATCCCACGATAGGACATCCCACTCTTCGCGAATCGGGCTTTCCTTGTGAATGAAGAACCTCTCCGAGGCGAGCTCGCCGTTTAGAAGCTCGATGGCGGCGAATTTCTCGGTCTTCTTGGCCGCTTTGATGGGTAGGCCGAAGCGCTGCTTCATTTCCTCGGCAATGCTTTTGCCCGCACCGGCTGTATCCATCTGAATCGACGTTGCCTTGTATTCCGACATCAGCTCACTGAGCTTCTCGGCAATCTGGGTCGGCAACATCTTGCTCTGGCTCCAGCAGTCCACAAGGAAGACCGCTGGGTGCTCTCGAGAATAGGCAATCACCGAATAGGCTGTCGCGTCGTGCCACCCGAGGTCACAGCCGATAATGTAGAGCCAATCGTGCTCCGGGCTGAGCTCTTCGTAGAAATTCTTCTGTGTGTAGCGGTAAACGATTGAGTCATCGCTCTGCACGAAGCGCCCGGCCCACTCCCGCTGGTAAATTGCCGAGTCTTCCTTCATCCCAGTCTGGCGCATGCGGTCTTCGAGCCACTTCTTGGTCGAGCGACCGTTGCCATTGAGATACGGGTTGTCGTGGAGCGTCCA